CGCTAGCATTCGTTCGTTGGCATTATGACAAAAAGAAAAATGGGATTTACGCTATCGATGAAATGTACGGCGTGAAGATTAGTAACCGTGAAATCGCAAAAATGTTACATGTAAGAGGCTATCAAAACGATGAGATATTCTCAGACTCCGCCGAGCCGAAAAGTAATGCAGAACTGAAAAATGAGCATGGTATCAAGCGTGTTCGAGGCGTGAAAAAAGGTCCTGACAGTGTTGAATACGGCGAGCAGTGGTTAGACGACTTGGATTTTATCTGCATCGATCCACAACGCACGCCAAACATTGCAAAAGAATTCGAGAATATCGATTATCAAACCGATCGCGACGGTAATCCGAAGCCGCGGCTAGAAGACAAAGACAATCATACGATCGACGCTACTCGATATGCGTTTAACGAAGACATGTGGGCGAAACGTAAGTCGAATATATCAAAAGAAACCCGCCAAATAATCAAGAGGATGTTTTAAGGAGAGTGAACAATGGATAAGGTAAATGAATTTGAGCACGGTATTGATTCAAATACGAAAGACGGCGTGAATATCAATTACGTTACTTTCCCGATTGAATCGAACTTACATTATCGCTTTTCGTCTGCGGAAGATTTGCTGGATGATTTAGACACATTGGCTGCAATGATTATGGATCATTATCAAAATCAAGTACCGCGGCTTGAAGTTCTAGACGAATATAGCAAGGCTCGTAACACGAATATTCTACGTAATAAACGGCGTAAAGAAAAAGAGAAAGCCGATCATCGTGCGGCGCATAACTTTGGCAAGATTATTTATACATTTGATGTTGGTTACAATACAGGAAATCCAATCAAGGTTGAGATTGAAGACGAAACGAGTCAGCAAGCGATTGATGAGTTCAATACAAATAACGATATTGATGGCTTAAATAGCGAACTATGGTTAGACGTTGACAAATACGGTCGAGCCTACGAAATCCACTATCGCGATGAAGATGACGTAGATTACGTAGATTTATCTAATGTTTTTGAAACATTTGTTGTTTACGATTTGACAATGAAACGCAGGCCAATCTTAGCAATTAGGTATCCAAAGGCACAGTTCAATAAAAATGCTGATAAGATGCGAATAATGCCCATTGTTTATACAGCGGATGAAACGATCTATTATCAAGAAACGAAGCTAGATGCAATCAAGCTTGTTGAGGATCATCGCGAGTCACATAGTCATAAGGAAGTTCCTGTCGTTGAATACTCAAGCAATCGCTTTAGGATGGGAATATATGAAGATGTTCTTTCTCAAATTGATTTATACGATTCGGCTCAGTCCGATACTGCGAATTACATGACGGACCTAAATGATGCTTTGTTAGTAATTAGCGGAGATATCGAAGCTGCAGGTCTATCAGCCGATGACGCTGCAAAAATGAAAGATGCAAACATGTTGCTGCTTGAATCAGGTGTCGATATTAACGGAAATAAAACCGCGGTGACTGCAGGATACATCTACAAGCAATACGATGTTCAAGGCGTGGAATCGCACAAGGATCGTGTCAAAAGCGACATCTATGAAACTGCTATGGTTCCCAACTTAACTGATGAAAAGTTTTCTGGTGTGCAATCAGGCGAAGCGATGAAGTATAAACTTTTCGGCTTTCAGCAAATGACCGCGACCAAACAACGGCTCTTTAAAAAATCGCTGACACGGCGCTATCGGTTGTTGTTCAACTTAAAGCAAGAAGTAAGTGAACTAACAAATGCTGATCTGAAAGGTTTGAAAATCAGCTTTACACCGAACTTACCGAAGGCGATCCTCGAAGAGTTGAAAGCACTAGTTGATTCTGGTGTGCAGTTCAGTCAAGAAACGTTACTTGGTCTGGCTTCTTTCGTTGAAAGTGTGCAGGACGAGATTAACAAAGTTAAAAAAGAAGAGCCGAAAAGAACGGTTCCAGACTACGACTTCACCGGAACTAATTATTTGCAGGAAATGAAAGATAAAGCTGGTGTTGAGTAATGAACTCAAAAGATTACTGGCGCCAACGCGAGGAGCAACACATTGCACAAATGATCAAAGGCGAGCAGCAAATGAAGAAAGATATTGCTGAACGGTTCCAGATTGCTATCGACAACATTAACAAAGAAATTGATGCGAACTGGTCGAGATTTGCAGGAAAGGAAGGCGTGTCGCTATCCGAAGCAAAAAAAGCTTCAATGGAGATGGACGTTAAAGCCTTCGCAAGAAAAGCTAAGAAATATGTTAAAGAGAAAGACTTCTCACAGACCGCTAACGACGAGTTACGGCTTTATAATGTCACAATGAGGGTTAATCGTTTAGAACTTCTAAAATCTCAAGTAGGGCTAGAATTAATAGCCTTAGCCGATGATTTAGACAAGTACACTGCTGATCTATTAACAAAAGAAGGACTTGCTGAAGCAACTCGGCAAGCTGGCATATTAGGTGAAACCATTTTCGATGGCTACAAAGATTTTGTAGATGCAGTCGTGAATGGTTCTTTTCATTCTGCAACCTTTTCTCAGCGTATTTGGGGAAACATGGAGGCGTTCAAAGCGGATCTTGATAAGTTGCTGGTTCAGACTGTTACGCAAGGTAAGAACCCGCGAGACATGGCTAGAAAGCTTCGTAACCTATATGATTCGAGAAAGTATGAAGCGGAACGGCTGATGCGAACAGAATCAGCTAGAGTTCAAACAGAGATTCAAAAGCAAAGCTATAAGAAATATGATATCGAAGATTATGAGTTTATCGCTGAACCGAATGCTTGCCCGATATGCGCTACGTTAAACGAAAAAGTCTTTAAAGTTAAGGATATGTCAGCGGGAATCAATGCTTGTCCGATGCATGCAAATTGCAGATGTTCCGCTGCGCCACACGTAGAAAGAGAGTGATGAAATGCAAAATTCAGAACAATTTTTAAAAGACATCAAAGAAGTGATTGCTGACATTCATACTGATGATCGACAACTTATTGAAAATGCAAAATTTACAATGGAACATTTCAAAACGACAGATTATATTGTTGGCGGCAAGTTCACTAAGACTGGAAGAGTTGCGAAATTTATCTTCAAGAAATCAGATGATCAATTTGAATATCTAAGCTTTGTTCAAGATGAACCTTTCACAGAGATAGAAGGAGAGTGAAAATGATGGTTTACCGGCCGAGATATCTTGATTCAAAGAGAAGAAAAGCAAAGGAAATGAAACCTACTTTAAAGAATACACGAATAGAAAAAGGTAAATTGATTTTTGACTATTCGAATGACTGGCAAGTTATCTGCACAAAGGAAATTATAGAGGGCTATGATTCGGGTGGAAAGCTGAAGTGGTGGTTTGGTGTTGATGGAAGAGGTGAGATATTTTGAAAGATTTCAACGAAGTGATTCTAGTATTAGAAGTTCACAAAGGATTGGGACATGCTTACAAAAAGGCAATCGAAACCGAGAACAGTACACAATGGAAAAAGAATCCGATTTACAACTCAAAAAAAGAACTAATTAGCAACGAGTTGATACCTTTTTGGAATGGTAATCATGTGCATGTTGCGGTAGTCAATGGAGATGATATGGATAGATTAACAATCTCGATGATTTCCCATACATTACCGAATCTCTTAGAAAAGACAAGTTGGTATGAAAGAATGGGTGCTAAAGTCATTTATAAAACAGTTATTTAAGCCTTAGCAAATGCGGAGGCTTTTTATTTTGCCTTCTTACTGCTTACAGGCGTTAAAGAGAAAGCTGTCGCGAGTAATGGCGTAACCATTAATTTATCGGGTTGTGGCGTAACCACTTGGAGGAATACACATGAAGAAACGTTTATTAATGCCAGCATTTCCATTAAAAATGAACTTACAATTATTTGCTGAAGGTGGAGACGGCGGTACTGGTGATGGTGCTAATGGAGGAGCGTCGACTAACTCTCAACAAAGGCAACAGTCACAGAACGAAGGGCAACAATCCGAAGGCGGCGATGGTGAGCAAGGAACTGGCAAAACTTTTTCTCGTGATGAAGTAGGAAAAATGATTGCTGCTGAAACTAAGAAAGCTCGTGCTTCTTGGGAAAAAGAGTACGAGGAAAAGCAAGAAGAAGCGAAGAAACTAGCGAAAATGAACGCCGAAGAAAAGCTGAAGCATCAACTTGAGCAAAAAGAATCAGAAATCAATGAGTTGAAACGTCAGCAGACTTTAACTGAGATGTCAAAAGAGGCATCTAAAATGCTCTCTGAGAACGAGTTGCCTTTTGATGATGATTTGCTTTCTTTGCTCGTTAGCGACGATGCAGAAGCAACGAAGAAAGCCACGAACGCAATTATCGCTTTTGCTTCGAAAATCAAGAAACAAAATGCTCGTCAAACTACACCAGGCGAGGGCGGACAGTTTGCAGCTGGCGAGTATTCAAAAAAGACTGTAGCTGATCTAGCTAAGAAAAACAGAATCATTAAATAGGAGGAAATACTAAATGAAAAACAAACGATTAATGAATATGAATTTGCAATACTTTGCTCAGACTTGGAATCCCGACAACGTAACCGTCTATGAAACAAAAGAGGGTAAAATCCCCGACAAGTACAACACGCTAATTTTGAATGAGGTAATGGAAAACTCTAAAATCATGCAATTAGCGAAATACGAAGAAATGACTGACAAGGAAAAGAAATTTGAATACTTTGCTGAAGGTCCTGGCGCATACTGGGTTGGTGAAGGTGAAAAGATCAAGACGTCTAAACCAAAATGGTTAAATGCAACAATGGTCGCTAAGAAATTGGGTGTAATCATTCCTGTTTCACGTGAGTATTTAACATACAAAATGTCAGATTTCTTTACTGCAATGCAGCCAAAAATTGCTGAAGCATTTTATAAAAAGTTTGACGCAGCGACATTGTTAAACACTGACAATCCATTCCCACAATCGTTAGATGAATCAGTAGTCGCAGCTTCTAATGTCATCAACGGTCCATTGAGCTATGACAATATTTTAGCATTAGAAGATTTGCTAGGAGAAAACGAGTTTGAACCAAATGCGTTTATCTCAAATCGGAAAAACCGTACAGAACTGCGTGCTGCCGCTCAAACGGTTGGTTCAAATGTAGAATTCATCTATGATCGTGCAGCGAATACGATTGATGGTTTCCCTGTCGCTGACTTAAAAGCATTAGAAAAAGGCAATCTTTACGCTGGAGACTTCGATTATATGTTCTACGGTATTCCGTTTAATATCTCGTTCAAAATCTCGGAAGAAGCACAACTGTCAACATTAACGAATGAAGATGGAACGCCAGTCAATTTGTTCGAACAAGAATTATTGGCTTTGCGTTGCACGATGGATGTAGGTTTCATGATCGTTAAAGACGAAGCTTTCGCGAAAATCAGCCCAAAAGCGTAGCGCCTGCTACCGGAATCGTTCCAAGCCAAAAAACTTGGACCGGTAAGGTAGGCGATACTAAGACGTTTACGATCACTACAGATCCAGCTGATGCTTCTGATTCTGCAACAGTGATTGCAGCAACCACAGCTGCATCTAGCGATGAGTCAATCGTTACTGTTGCCAAGACTGGCGATGGAGTATTTGAAGCCACGATCGCTACAGCTGGAACAGCTACAATTAACTTTACGTCAGGAACGTTGACGACGTCAATTGCAGTTACAGCTCAAGCAGCCGGATAGGCGGTGATCTTATGGGTGAAACAATAGCAGAGGATGTTAAAAAGTTACTCTCTGGCTCAATTGATGATCGACTGGAAGTGATTGAGAGACGAACAAAGAGCCGCTTGGCTGGGATGCTCGGTGTTGAAACAGTTCCTGAATCATTTCAAGATATTTCGTATGAGGTAACATTGAAGCGATTCAATCGAGTTGGTCAAGAAGGAATGCAATCGTACTCGCAGGAGGGATTGTCAATGGTTTTTCCTGATTCTGATTTCGCTGAGTATCGTCGAGAAATTGACGAGTTTAAGAACGAAGGATTATTTGGACCACGAAAAGGTAAGGTGAGATTCTTATGAGATACACAGATGAAATCACCTTTGTTAAAGGTTCTAAGGAATCAAAATATGATCCAGATCTTGGCGAGTGGGTTGATGGCGAAGCAAAACGAACTGGAACAGTTGCTAATGTGACCGATCTTGGTACAGAACGTAGTGTGAAAGTTTTCGGTGATATACGAGAAGGGGCAAAGGTCATTCGGACCATGCCTCTTTTTTCTTTACCTGAATTTGATCATATCGAGTTTGATGGCAAGACATTCAAGGAAACCACTGCTAGAAATCCGTCAGGACGGCATAGTTTGATTGTTCAGGAGGTGGAGAGCGGTGGCCAAGTCATTTAAAATTACTGGGCTAAATAAACTTTCTAGCAAGCTAAAGAAGAATGTAACGATGAATGATGTAAAACAGGTAGTGAAAAATAATACTGCTGAGTTAACAAATGCCGCTCAACGAAACGCGCCGGTGGATACTGGCTTTCTAAAGCGTTCAATCGTTATGGAGCTTGCAAACGGCGGCTACGTTGGGAGATCTATCGCAGGAGCTGAATACGCGCCTTACATTGAATACGGGACACGTTTCATGGCGTCGCAACCATTTATGGCGCCTGCTTATAGGTTGCAAAATAAAAAATTCAAGTCTGACTTAGAAAGGTTGATGAAATGATTAAAGCACGTGATCAATCAATCTTTGATGAAATGTTCAAGCGTTCGTTAGCGCTGAACTATTCAACATATGACTATAAACCGCTTGATGATGTACCATATCCCTTCGTTGAATTTGAGGACACCCAAACAATCCATGAAGCAAACAAAACGGACGTAAAAGGTACAGTTAATTTAACGATTTCTGTTTGGGGATTGCAGAAAAAGAGAAAGCAGGTGTCTGACATGGCATCTGCTCTTTTTAATGAAGCGCTAAAAATAGTAGCAACAGACGGTTATTCGTGGTCGTTAAATGTTCAAGTAAGTGATATCCGCTTAATGGATGACACAACAACGAATACGCCACTTAAACGGGCGATTATCACACTAGAATTTAGAAATCTTTAGGAGGAATACAAATGGCATTAAAAAAAGGTATTGACGTGATTTTGCTGTATCGCGAATTAGCAAAACAAGCAGAAGAATCAGCAAAAGTCGTTACGTATCAAACAGAACACACCTTCGGAATGTCACGCAATACAGACTCGACTGAAACCAAAGATGGCACCGCTCAAACAGTAGGTGCTATCGAATACGATTTTAGTTCGACAGCTTTGTACGATCGTGATAGCGATACGATCAAAATGCTTTACGATGCATTTATGGCAAATAAAGAAGTTGAAGTATGGATCATCGATAAACTGAAAAAAGACACCGATGGCAAGAAATTTGAAGCAAAGTATATGCATGCGCTAATTTCTAACTATGAGGAAACGGCGGCTGCAGAAGATAACGTAGAAGTAAGTCTTGAGTATGCTGTTCAAATGGTCCATCAAGATGGATTTGCTACTTTGACTGCTGAACAAGAGAAACAAGTGCAGTATGCGTTTGAGGATACAACGCCGAAAACAGGTGGATAGGTAGCCTAAACTACCTTAATTTTTAGGAGGAAAAATTAATGGAACAGACGATTAATGGAAAAGATTACAAATTTATTTTTGGCTTTGGATTCATTCAAGAGTTGAACCGTCGCTATTCTGTAACGGAGCAAGGTATGACGGTGAAAATGGGCTTGGATAATGTTTTGCTTAACTTTTTTAATAAGGACGTAGAAACACTAATTGAAATTTTGAAAGTAGCGAATTTAACCGAATCTCCTAAGGTAAGTGTGAATGACTTGGCTGGACTGGTTGAAGAAATGGGTAGTGAAAATCTTTTTGATATCGTACTAGAAGAATTAAAAAAGTCGGAATTTACCAAGTCGAAAACACAAAAACTATTGGAAACGATGGAGGAAGCTCAGTAAACCCGAAAGCTTTTTATCGAGATGCACAGCTCAATTGTATGCGATATTTAGGGATTGATGATCTTTTAACTATTGATCGGATGACGTTATCCGAATATGAGTTAAGACTCACAGCGTATCAATTAAAGCGGTTAGATGAGCAAGAGCTTATCCATCAGCAAGCATGGGCTAATTGGCAAGTACAAGCGACAGAACAGCGTGGTAAAAAGTCTGTTCCTGTATTTAACTCCTTTAAGAAATTTTTCGATAAAGAGAAATACGAAAAAGAAATTTTAGGAGCGAAAGATGAAACTCCTAAGTTCGTTAACTCCTAAAAGAAAGGAGGGGAAATATGGAAAGCTATTCAGTTGAAGCAATTCTTTCGGCAACAGACAAAAATTTTACTTCTACGATGAAAAATGCCGATAAATCTATGAGTAGTTTAGATTCTAATTCAAAAAAGACACGCACATCAATCCTTGATATAGCAAAAGGGTTGGGCGTTTTTAGTGTTGTTCAAGGCGGAATTAACCTTGCTAAAAATGCGGTGGTCGGTCTAGGTGCTGAGTTATCTGCTAGTTCAGCTACGTGGAAAACATTCACTGGCAATATGGAAAATCTAGGTAAGTCAAAAAGTGAAATTGCTAGCGTTAAGAAAGAATTGCAAGATTTTGCGACACAAACGATTTACTCTGCGTCAGACATGGCAACGACTTATAGTCAGTTAGAAGCAGTTGGCATTAAGTCTTCTAACAAGCTAGTAAAAGGTTTTGGTGGACTAGCAGCTGCAGCTGAAAACCCTAAACAAGCTATGAAGACGTTGAGTCAACAAGCTACGCAAATGGCAGCTAAACCTACAGTCCAGTGGATGGACTTTAAGTTGATGTTAGAACAAACACCAGCAGGTATGGCGGCTGTGGCAAAAACAATGGGTATGACCACATCAGAATTGGTTAAGAATGTACAGAATGGCACTATAAAAACACAAGATTTTTTTGACGCTGTTACTAAAACAGGTACTAACGACACATTCGGTAAAATGGCGACTCAATATAAAAAAGTTGGTGAAGCACTAGATGGATTAAAAGAAACGTTAGTGACTAAGTTACAACCAGCTTTTGACAAAGTTTCTGGTGTTGGTATTAAAGCTGTGGAAGGAATCATCGGAAAACTAGAAAAATTTAATTTTGATAAGTTTGTTTCTACGATTTCGGCTGGAGCTACGAAGGTTATTGACTATTTCAAGAAAATTTGGGAATCCTTAAAAAAAGGCCTTGAAGGATTTGATACGACTGGATTTAAAAAGATATTTGATACGGTCGTAAGCATTGCTAAGGTAGCGTTTGGAGTTATTCTAGCAATCTTACCTACTGTAGTTGAGTGGATCGGAAAATTAGCGACGTTTTTCAGTAAAGTAGTAACTGCTATTCAACCGTTCCTTCCGATTTTGTTACCTATCATCGGCGCATGGGCTGCCTTTATGATTCAACTAAAAGGAATCAGTACTGTTATCTTGATGTTCAAAAACTTAAAAACGGCTATTTCTGGTATAGTGACCACGTTTAAGATTTTGACTGCTATTATGGCAGCAAATCCTTTTGTGTTGATTGTAGGAGCGATCGTAGGACTGGTAGCAGCATTTGTCTATTTGTGGAATACGAGTGAGAATTTTAGAAACTTCTGGATCAATTTGTGGGAAGCCATTAAAGTTTTGGTAAACGCGGCAGTTTCCGCGATTAAGTCTGCTTGGTCAGCGTTTAGCTCATGGTTCACTAACATTGTTTCAGGTGCTGTAACAGCTGTGGTTAACCGATGGAATAATTTCAAAACATCGACTGTCAATGCGTTTAATAACACAGTTCAAAGCGGTAAAAATATCTGGAATAACTTCAAATCTTGGATAATTGGATTGGTGTCAGGAGTCGTAAACAGTGTTTTAAACTGGTGGAACAATCTCAAACAAAATACGATTAATAATTTTAATCTAATTGTTGATGGAGCCAAAAGAGCATGGAATACGCTGACAGATTCGGTTAGAAATGTAGTGGACACAGTAAAGAACGTTTTCGATGGTCTAAAAAATATTGACCTATTTTCTGCTGGAAAAGCTATCATAGATGGTTTTTTGAAAGGAATTAAGGAGAAGTTTGAAAGCGTGAAGTCTTTTGTCGGTGGTATTGCTGGTTGGATCAAGAAACATAAAGGACCAATTAGCTATGACAAACGGCTTCTAATTCCCGCAGGTAATGCAATCATGGCTAGTTTGAACACGGGCCTAAAAGCTGGATTCGGAGCAGTCAAAAGCAACGTCTCGTCAATGGCCGATCGTTTATCGACGAGCTTTGATATCGGAGGAAGATTGGCGAAAATGAGCAGCAGTATCGACGGAAAAGTGGAGCATGAAGTCAGCTACGGATCGCACAAGAAACCAACTGTGCTTAACGTAAATATTGGCAATCAAAGCTTTAAGGCCTTTGTGGACGATATTTCGCAAGTGCAAGGACAAGAAAGGGATATAAACCTAGCATTTTAGAAGGAGGATGAAATTTGGATAATCCAATGTACGATTTTAAAGATACAACCAAAAATTCCGATTATAAAAAATGGATTCCGACTTCTGCTTTAATTTACGATGGTGTGATGTTTGAGAATATCATAGAAGGGTATCAAACGCTGTATGTGGAAGGCCGCGAGATGATTTCATTAGATTTTGAAACTGAAAAGAAAAACGTAGGCATCTACATTTCCAGTCAGCGATTGCCCGAGCGAGCCTTGACTGTACACTATCAATTGACAGAACAGAATCCAGTAGAGTTTCAGCGTAGTTTTAAAAAGCTAATGCGGCTGCTTTACAAAGGAAACGATGTAGAAATACATTTTAACGATGAGCTAGACATCTACTATTACGGTCGTTATTCCGCTGCTGATTCGGTAGACGGAAACGCACATAGTATTGTGTCTAGCTTTACTATTACTTGCGCCGATCCGCGAAAGTATTCGAGACAATTTGAAACAAACGGAGAGATCTATGAGTATCTTCCTTATGACGCTGTGCCAGATTCGATCAGTTTCACCGCGACAAAGGACAATAGCGTCAAAGTAACGAATGGTCGGCAAACAATCAGTATTTCAAATGCGGCTCTAAAAAAAGGCGATCGTGTCGAAATGTTAATCCGCGAGGGGAAAATACTGATCAACGGAGAGAATAAAACACGGGTCCTTGATCTGACTAGCCCATTCAAAAGTTTCACTGTGCGAACAGGAGAAGTTATCAAAAGTGACAACGGGACTCCTTTGATTAAGTATCGAGGGGTGTGGTTGTAGTGGAAAGTTTCGATAAAGATGTCTATTTCTTTGATGACAATCAAAAACTCATCAAAGTAGTAGGTGAAGAAAATTTATTCTCGAATATTCAAGAAATGGAAATCACACCAAACAAAGAAGAATTAATCAATGACAAATTGTCGGTCAGTACCAAGTTTGATGAAGAAATTAAAGATGCAGTTTATATGGCGGTTCGCGAAAGCGAGTCGTCTTTTTCTATGTACAAAATAGCTGGGATTGCTGATCCAGGTTCACTATTAATCTTTACCGGGGTTAATTTCGGGCCTGATGAGCTTGAGGGTTACATCATCAATGATATTCGACCTGCGAACGAATTCTTTCAAAAAACGATTCAGCGAGTCATCGACTATACGTTAGGAGAGTGGCGCGTTGGTTATTTGGACTCAACACTTCCTAAAGTCTCAATGAATTTCTATTACTGCAGCGTCCGAGAAGCATTGAAAATGCTCCAAACGTTAGGTTGCGAGATTCTTTTTAAATGCAATCTTACTGGTGAAGGAATCACTGATAAGTGGATTGAAGTACATAGACAAATCGGTGAGTACAGTAATGAACGATACGATTACGGCGATAAGGCTCTAACAATCGAAAAGGAAGTCGATCGAAGCAATCTATTTACCTCCTTAATCGGAAGAGGCAAAGGGGAAGAAGTCGGAGACGGTTATGGTCGCCGCATTGAGTTTGATCAAGTCTATTGGTCTAAGTCAAAAGGTGATCCGCTCAACAAACCGACAGGTCAAATCAATTTGGAAATTCCTGAAATGACCGCAAAGTATGGTATTCCAACAAAAAATGGAAAACGTCGCAAACGAGAAAAAGTAGTCATTTTTGAAGACTGCGAGGAACCGACTGAACTGATTCAGCTCACCTATCAAGAACTGGTGAATTGCTCAAGGCCGCTCGTTCAATTCAAGTCGACTATTTTTGGCGCGGATAAGTTAGGTAATACTATACGGATTCATCGAGAAGATCGCGGCTATCACTATGAAACACGAATCTTTAGCGTAAAGATTAACCGTTTAACCGGGAAAGTAGATACAGGATTAGGCGACAATTTGAATAATTCTGCTACTCGTCAAGCGTCTAATGTTCAGAACTCCCTGCAAACTCTGGATGACACTAAAATGACCTTTTATGAATCTACCGAAGTTTCCAAGTTTCAATCTGATATTATCCGCGGTGCAAAAGGCGGATCAATTATCATGATGAACCCATCCGATACAGGAAAAGGAACTTCGAGGCAGCCTTATCAGATGGTTTGGATGAATGGCGATTCGATTGCTACTTCTAATCATTTTCTTGTCGCGAATTCGGAAGGTATCGGCTTCATTGATGGAAAGTTTAACGAAGCCAATTTCAAGACCGCATGGACCATTGACGGTAATTTCAATGCGAACTATATCCAGTCAGGGCGTATTAGAGCTGATATTTTTGAAACTTCATTTAATGCTGTTGGTGATCAATTAAAGCTCGTAAAAGGTGCATTGCAGGTCGTTAACAGTAATAAAAAAATAATGGAGCTAACGAAAAAAGGGATGCAGTTCTGGAGTGGCACCAAAGAAATTGGAACGATCGGAACAACGGACTCTGCCGGCAATCCATTTCCAGATGCTTCGACGCCAACACCAATTCCTGATAACGCACTGGTAATCCGAACTGAGGGTAACGGAAAGTACATTCTAATATCACCGAATAAAGGCAAAGGATTTATCATGCTCGCAAATGGAACAACAATTCATAACGGTGATATGAATATTCAAGGCAAGTTGCGAGTGTTTGGTGATTTGGATGTTCAAGGCAAAATAACCATCAAAGGTCAGGAAGTGTTTCCCGGTCAGGGTGGCGGTACTGATCCGGGAGGGAGCTGGAACGGAGAATACCCACCAGGAGTCACTTCTCAAGCGGACAAGTTCGCTTGGGAACTATGGGTGATACTTCTTTCTAAAGGTTACTCCAAAGCAGCAGCTGCAGGCATCTTAGGTAATGTACAAGGTGAAGCTGGCGTTTCCATGAATCCGGATATTGCTCAAATTGGCGGACCGGCGTATGGGATTGTTCAATGGGATGGCTCGGCTTATCCGTTGGTTGGTTCTCCAACTTACGATGGGCGGACATATGTGCAGCGCTTGATGGCTGCAGCTGGTATCACAGAGGATTACAAGACAATGTCTGCTCAAGGTAAGTTGCTAGATTGGACGATGTATAACGGTCAGTGGTTAGGAATTGTTCAGCCATCTACTCAAGCTGCATTCAAAGCGATTACTGATCCATCTCAAGCAGCGTATGCCTTTGAAAGAAACTATGAACGTCCAGCAAATACACATCCTGAACGTCAAGGTTGGGCAGTAACTTGGTACAACAAGTTCAAGGATTTAGAAATTTCATCTGGTGGCGGTGGAAGTATTTTGTCTACTGCGAAAAGTTTGCTAGGTTATTTCCACTACTCTATGCCGTTAAGAACGCAATTTGGGTCAGTGGAAAATCCAGACAGAAACGGCTATGCCGATTGTTCTTCCTTTGTTTGGTTAGTATTAACTAAAGCTGGCTATCGCACACCTCCAGGGGTTGGGTGGTACACAGGATCAATGACAAGTGATGCACGTGGCGCTAGAAACTGGCTTACTGAGATTCCTCAAAGTCAAGGAAAAGCCGGAGACGTGTTGATCGTAAACCAAGGCGGAGGAGCTGGATCAAATGGACATACTGCGATTTTAGCTGAGGATTGGCACGGCTACACTACATCTATCATTGAGATGGGTGGAATGCAATCTGGCGGTGTCGGAGTAGGACGTGTAGATATGTCATTTGGTTGGTTATTAAACGGCGGCGATGTATGTATCGCTAGAGCGAAGAAATAGGGGTGATTGCATGATTGATAAAAAAGGATTGAATCATTTGAAAAGCCTGATAAATCAGCCAGTTGGAAATCACCAATGCTATGCGCTTTCCGCTGAGTACGCTGGTGTAATGATTGGTCCAGACATGGGGGCCGGAACAAAGTATGAAATCAAGGTGAGATACGGCAATGTCTTTTCTGCTGCTGATATTGGTTCTGCCTACCAATGGCCATTATATCTTTGGTCAGTAATCAATGAGCCGACCTATGATCAATTAGAAGTCGGAGCGATTATCAATTGGAAGAGAGGGGCAAAGGTGGATTCATGGTGCGCATCGAAAACTTTCGGACACACCGGAGTCATACGATCGCTTAATAGTGGGCGTTTTCAAACCTATGAACAGAATGCGGAATTGGGAGAGATAGTTGCAGAATACGATCGAGAGTTCTTCGATTCTGAACAAATAGCTTCTATCTGCGTTCCACCAGATTTCGAGAAAGGAGTGTTGAACCTATGGCAAAATGGAACGTCGTCTTAAGCACGACAGACAGCTTCAATTACGTTGGGATCATGACTGTTAGAAACGGCAATAGGAACTCAGAAGTTATGGAAGCTCTGATTACTGAAAATGGTAAGCCCTACGACCTGACTGGGTGCAAGGCTTACTTTGAAGCCCTTTTGACTAACGGCTCAGCGGTGCAACGATCCGCAAAGATCATCGATGCGAAAAACGGTAAAGTGCAGTACACATTTGATGAGTATTCGATGCAGGATATTCATAAGCAAACAGCGAATCTTGTGTTTTATAAAGGTGAGGACTTGATTGCTACCACTCAAGACTTCACTTATTTTGTCGTTCGTGCTGTTTCAAAAACAGAAGGCGAGATGGGATCATATTGGCAGACTGTTGAAGATTTGATCATCGACATGATTGCTTTCCTTAATGAAAACAAGGGTGACTTCACTGATTGGATGAACGATCGAAAGAAAGAGTTTGAGACTTGGAGCAAATATCAAAAAGAAACGTTTGAATCATGGCGAGCAGGTCAAGAATCAGATTACCTTCTTTGGTTTGAATCAATCAAAGACATCCTGAAGGGGATTGATCCCGGTGGAACGATGTTGGCGGAGTTGATGGATGCTCGTGTGGATATTCAAGGAACACGGCACAATTCTATTTCAGAGCGATTGTTAGCCGATGCAGATTACTTATATCAAAAACTTAGAGCTTCTCTCTTTACGATTGAATATGGTGAAATCGAAGTTGTGGACATTCTACAGGATGATCTATTCTCAGATAATCACGAAGTCGAAAAAGTCAGCTCAATTAATTACCCAATCGAAGAAGGTGCACTGGTGATTGCAACTGTTGATGATCCAAAACAGAACGTATTCACTCTTGAGAAAGTTGGGGTGATTTAATGGCTAAAGCAAAACGCATGATGGAAACTGATGAAAAAACAGGTGTCCAACGTCAGTACTTTCCAGTTACTCACATCTCAGCAGTAATCGGACTTGAAAAAATAATTTCTGGTCAATCGAAAGTGTTGTCTGTAAACGGGAAAGTTGGAGCGGTAGTCATTACAAAAGAAGATCTCGGTCTAGGTAATGTCATTACTGAATTACCTTACGCCAATGAGTTTGATGACGGGATTATTACTGCTGAGATGTATCAAAAGATTTTAAACAGTGGGGCCGGAGATTATGTATTGCCGGTCGCGGGGATAGATAAGCTTGGCGGTGTTAAGCTCGGTGACCTATTAACCATTGACGAAACAGGAACACTATCCGCTATAAAGCAAACTGATTATAACTTCACTATTGAAATGAAGCAGAAGCTTGATTTTCTTCAAAACTATTCTGCCGGACAAAATATCAATATCGATGAAGACGGAGTCATCAGCGCAGTGATCGAGCCCGGAGAAGAATACAATCTTCCAACCGCATCGGCTGAAGAAAAAGGTGGCATTAGGGTTGGAGAACGTCTGACTATTGACGATGACGGCACTTTAAGCGCTGATCCTCAATTCAATTATACGGCTGGTGCCAATATCAGCATTAGTAACACTGGTGTGATTTCAGCTACTGGTGGCGGTGAAGGCGGCGGAGTGAGCCAAGAATATGTTGACGAAAAAGCATCTGAAGCCTATCAAAACGCCAAAGCTTATGCAGACTCTAAGATTCCGAGTATGACGTTCGAAAAGGTAGGGGAGGTTTAAATAAATGACAGATATTGTAAAAGTGAAACAGGATGGGGCGCAGGTCTATCCTCAATCACATTGGGAGGCAATCGAAGGCAAACCCACATTACTCAAAGGAGATAAAGGTGATCCGGGAAATGCTGCCACAATCACAGTAGGAACCGTAACAAGTGGAACGACTGCTTCAGTTACCAATGCAGGTACGACTTCAGCTGCAAAATTTAACTTTGTTCTTCCAAAAGGTGATAAGGGCGATCCTGGAACAAATGCTACTACGACTGCTGTTGCGACAACTTCAACAAATGGACTGATGTCGGCTGCGGATAAGACTAAGTTAGACGGATTAAACAATATTACATTTGAGAAAGTAGGCGAAGTTTAATGTCGGATATTGTACAACTAAAAGAAGATGGCGTTGCAAAATATCTAAAGACACATGCCGATGCGATTGACGGTGTGGATGGTAAATTGGTTAAAGCAACTGGAAATGAGACTATTTTAGGAGTAAAAAATTTCCAAGATGGTGTGCAGTCAAAAAGCAAAAATGTTTTGATCCAGAATGGTGAGAAGGTATATGATCACACAAGTGCCACAGACTCTTCAATCCAGTCTGGGGTAGTACGATTCGTTCGGTACGGCGATATGGTTTTGGTTAACTTTAACTTTCAATGTCGTTCAGCAAATATTAACTCAGGTGGCAATCTGATTGGCAATTTAGAAACAGATATTATTCCTGCTTATTCGATTCAGGTTGATGTTACTGAAGATAAAGCATTGACTATTGATGCATCAGGTAAAATTACCGCTCTTTGGGGATTAGATGCTAATAAGTATTACGCAGGATCTGCAATGTATTTTGCGAAGAACAAACTTTAGGGGGATAGACAATGAAAACAATTTATAAAGTGTTGTATCCATTAGGATATGAGCCGCACGAAGTGGAAGATGGCTTTCCAGTAGTTTTACCTTTTGTTGAAGTTAAACCGCTAGAAGGACTAAAAAATGTTCAATCTCAATTCTACAATTTTGCAGAGAAGAAATGGGAAGAAGCAGTCACACAAGATTATTCGAAGAAAATTGAATTATTGGAAAACATTTCTGCTGGGCTTCAAGTTGATAACACTGCTCTAAAAGAATCAAATGCGGTACTAACTGCTAAAACTGATTCGATGGCGCAACTTAATGCCAAATTAATGCTGAATGATGTCGCAATCAATAAAGAAATTGAAACGCTAAAAACGCAAATCGGAGGTGCTGAATAATGTTCACTTACACAGACGTTAAGATGATGTTTGACTGGGGATGCTTCACAACGAAGCAAGTAAGGGAGTTTGTTCCTACCTGCATTACTGAAGCACAATTTGAGCGAATTACTGGAGAAGCCTTTTAGGCTTATTTTTTTAGTCTCGTTTTCGAACGAGACTATTTATTTTATGTAGGAAGGTGGTAGTCATGTGGGGATGGAGTTAGAAGCACAGGTTCAGCAGCACGAAGACAGGCTAAAGCAGCATGATAAAGAACTGAGCAGATTAAATGATGTGACCTTAGAAATGCAAAAGACGATGAATGAGGGGCTTGCCCGTGTTGATGAATCAAACCGGTTTTTAAGAGAGCAAAACACTCGTCAATCGGAACAAAATGCTGAAATTTTGAGAGAAGTTCTTAATCGTAACAAAGAAGAAGAGGAACACAAACACGAACTACGCGTGATTGACAAAACAAACATGTGGAAAATGATTTTGGGAATAGGTGGCGGAGCTGGTGTTGTTTTCGCATTCTTGATGGAATTACTGAAATTTTTTAGGGGGTAATCAAATGAAAATTAATTGGAAAATTCGGTTACAAAGTAAAGTTTTCGTGATCAGCCTTTTGGGACTGTTTTTTTTGTTGGCGCAGCAAGTATTGGCAGTCTTTGGGATTAATTGGGATTACACGGTGATCAATGATCAACTGACTCAGGTTATCAATACTGTTTTTCTAATTTTGGCTTTAGTTGGCGTGGTTAAAGACCCAACTACTGAAGGGATTTCCGATAGCGAAAATGCAATGGAGTACAAGGCATTACGAAAGGATGATAAGTAATGGTATTGAATGGAATTGATATCGCAAGTTGGCAATCAGGAATCAATGTAGGTACAAATGGTGTAGCAGCGGATTTTGTCATTATCAAAGCGACCGGTGGTACTGGATATGTGAATCCAGATTGTGATCGAGCTTTTCAACAAGCAATTAAAAGCGGAAAAAAAGTAGCTGTCTACCATTATGCACATGAGCTGGGCTTTCAAGGCACAGCACAACAAGAAGCAGATTTCTTCTTGAAAAATGTTCAAGGATATATCGGAAAGGCTATTCTCGTTTTAGATTGGGAATCTGACAATAAAGGCGATGTCACTTGGGCGAAAGCTTGGTTAGATCACGTACAAAGTAAGACAGGTGTGAAACCATTGTTTTATACGTATACAGCCGTTCTAAACAGCTACAACTTTAGCAGCATTGCAAATGCTGATTATGGTTTGTGGGTAGCTAATTACGGATCTGATGCGCCACAAGGTTACTCTCAGCCCAATCCGCCAGCTTCTCCTTACTGGAAATCAACAGCGATGTATCAATACACATCAAATGGCCGATTGAATGGTTGGAGTGGCCGATTAGATTTGAATGTATTTTACGGTGATAAGGAGGTTTGGGACGCATATGCTGGAGTAAAATCTGGAAGCACTCCAAGCCCTGCACCGCAACCACCAAAGCCATCTCCAGCAGCTGATCCAACAACGGCAGGTCAGCATTTTTCAATCTTGCAAGATCCTAAATTTCTACAAAACAAAGCTCACTTAGACCGATTTGGACCAGTGGGAAATAAACTTGTCGTTGAGGGTTGGCACACTACAGTTTCTAATCACGAGTTTATCATCATTATAGATCGAGTGAAAAACAAAGAACTGGCTAGAAAAGAAGTGAAGCCAATTGCTCGTCCAGATGTCAAAAAAGCATTCGGGTTGTCTTATGATCAAGTCGGATTCAAAACAGAATTTGACCTAGCTCCGCTTAAAGGACATTCAGTCATTGTGCTGATGCGTGCTACAAACGATCCAAAAGGTAACACAGCTGGTGGCTTCCAAGATTTCTATGAAACTCGCTGGTATCACGATATTTAATAGAAACCTCTGAAGAAATATCTCCTCTGTAGCAAAAATAGTGGAGAAGGAGGCGATGGAGACATGTCAAAATTTGTGACTCAAGGAGAGCTAAAAACTGAACTTGAACTTCTAGAATCGAAAATAGACAATAAATTCCTTGACTTGAAGCTGGAATTAAAAAATCAACAATCTCTCAACGTTAGATGGATGATTGGCACTGCAATAGCTTTAGCCAGCGTTATTATTGCAGCGATAAAACTGTTGTAAACAAGATTAATCCAGCACATATAAAAGGATTCAAATACTAAAAGCAAACACCCTCTACAGCCTTAGGTGGTTGTGGAGGGTGTTTTTTTATTTTATTTAATTCGAATTTGTTGGCCTGGATCAAAATAGAAATTGCTTCTATCCATTCCATTTGCATCGAATAGTTCATCGACAGAAATTCCATATCGTCCAGCGATTTGTTGAGGTCCTTCGCCAGGTTGAACAGTTCCGTATTGAGCATTGGCATCATTTTGTGTGTCACTTTGCTGCTGATCCTGTTGTGTTTGTTGATTAGCTTGTTGCTGTTGGTCTTGGGTTTGCTGAGCTTGATCCTGTTGTCGAGCAGTTTGTTCTTGTTGTGTTTGTTGCTGTTCTGGACTAGCAGTATCTGTAGAACTATTCGTGTTATCAACTTGCGTATCTTGAGAACTTGTATCGAAACTTACGGGTGTTAAGGTCAGATCTGCATTATTTACATACTTATCGACGACTTCTTTTGGCAAATCCCCATTGAACTGCATTAACACTAATTTATCCTCATTCGCAGCAGTATAGGAAAAAGTCATAGATGATTCTTTACCAAGATCGTCATAGTATTTTTTGGTATCGTTCAAATCATCTATATTTTCAAAAGAAAAAATACGTGCATTCTGATATTCTCCGTCAGATCCCATTTGTACACCAAAAATCATTCCGTTTTTTGCTTTTAAAGGGGCAGATTCGTAATCATCTTTGGTCATTTTTCTTAGATTGTTTACTTCTAGTCCGTCCTTTTTGAATTGATCAACAACGGTATTTAAATCGACTGCTTCTTTCGTTATCTTTTTAGTCGAAGTGGTGGAGCTATTCTTTACCTTAGCTTTTTTCGAGTAAGGTTTTAAAACCAATTTTTCTCTATCTTTCTCATTTTCGTCTTTGTTAGGTGTTAGGACTAAATTATTCCCATCTTTTTCAAGGTCATAGACAGCGTTGTTGTTTTTATCCTCGTCATCAATCCAAGTCAAATTATTTTTATCTAAAGTGTATTCGTATTTAAATTCCATTTCATCGACAATACTTTTGCCTAATTCTTCGCCGATGTTTTCCCATTCGTTCGACGCAGTCGATTTCATTGAGTCGACATCAACTTTAAAACTAACGATATGATCAGTAAATTTGACGATCATACTTGGTTCATCATTAGTAGCTTCAGTTACCCAATTATGAGCTTTTAAATCATCAACAGTTATATTTTTCCCGCACGCTGTCAGCAGGAAAGGCAGTAACAGCAAGGTAAGAACCCCGACAATTTTTTTCACGTAAATCCCTTCTTTCGATAGAATAGTTATTACTGATATTCTATCATTCTATAGAAGAAAAGGAACATGGTTTTAACTAATTTAGTTTGACTGAACGCCCCGCTTTCGCCCCGCCAATTTTAAATTGATAAGTATTAATATGGGTAGAAAGGTTATGATATAGCTGTTCTTAAGGAATGTACGCCCCCTTATATATAACTGTTTTAACGTATTTTAGATCGATTTGATTGCAACTAAAGTAGCAAGTTTTTTGAATCATGAGTAAAAAGAGCAAAGCAGAAACTTCCTGCTTTGCTCTTTTCACGTATTTGTTATGCGGCCGAGAAGACTCGAACTTCCACGGTATTGCTACCACTAGCGCCTGAAGCTAGCGCGTCTGCCAATTCCGCCACGACCGCAAGGAAATTACTTATTTATTTTAGCACAAAAATTTTTTTGTGCCAGAGATAACGTCGATAAGTCTCAAAAAACCCGACTCGCTATTGAGTCGGGAGAAAATT